AGCGACTCACTTGCTAAATTACAAGAATTGAGAAGAGCTTCATTCAACAACAGTGTAGCTCTAGGTAATGACGTCCCAACAAACGACGAGATTATTGAAGCTACTAGAAAATATGCAGAAGACAGTACTGCATTATATCGTGCTGAAGCCGCTGTAAAAAATTTAGAATCTCAGCTGTTTGCGCAAGCTCAGCTAGTAAAGCAAAGTAACACAGGTCCCCCGCCTCCAGCAGGAACACAACCAGCTAATCCTACAGAACAGATGGAATTCGGAGGAAGAGGAACACCAACCGTGAGAACAGACCCTACATTCGGCGGACTCGTGGAAAGAGCATCTAATGGTGTCACTCTCACTAAAGTCATGGGTATGAGTGCAGCTGGTTTCATTGCATACGTAGTGTTTATGGTGGCGGGCACAAACGGTGCGAGTGTGCTCGTGAAAAACATAAAAGTTATACAAAATGCAAACACTAATTTAATAGGTGCAGAGATCACATACGATCCAGACTCGGTTTGGCTCGACAACAACCAAAATAGACCAGGTACAGGCGATTGTTTCCATCCTTGCATATCTGATTCACTTCACTTTGTATCCGACAATGGTCGACGGGCATGTCTCGACAGAAACGACGAGGGGTTTGACACATGGTACACCATACAAAAAGTTGACGGAAACACGCTGACAATCGAATTCTCGGAAATCAGTTTTAGGGGTTTAACCATGAGCCCTTCATCAGGAAAGTACAGATTTGAGTGTCCGGAAGGAGGAAGAATCGAGATACGAACGAGCTTTGGGAGTCAATTTATCGGCGGTATGTCATCAGTTACACAATTAGCCATAGATGTTCTAGAAAAGGCTATAACTACTGCAATTACAATAGCAGCAAATACGGCAGGTCAGCTAGCCGGTGCAGGTAAGAATATATTTTGTTCGACAATTCCTCTCGTGTGTAACTCTCTGTTTTGGATACTACTTTTTGTATTTATTATAGGAGGAATTTTACTATTTTCTTTCTCAAAGAGTAGGACAACACAATGAAGACTGATACAGGAAAAACAGGTGGTATTATTGTCGTCATTGTATTGGTTGTAGGTATTTTACTCGTTGTAATGTTGTCGTCACGTGGTGGTGGTGGAGGTGGTGGTGGTGGCGGTGGTGGTGGAGGCGGTGGGGGAACGAGCACAGTGACGACGAGTACGAGTACGAGTACAGTGACAACTACAATTGTGACACGAAGTCCCCTACCTAATCCAGATGGTCCCCCGGATAGATCAGCCATAGAACAATTTTTCGATAGTATATCTCCGGCTATGCTCCAAGGTATGGCGGCAGCCTTTGCTATAGATATATTCTTAAATAAACTTTACGAACTAAAAGTGAACCCAGATGAATTTTTCAGAAACATAGATGATTATTTGAAATCAACGGGTGATGCATTGGATAATGCATTGTCCAAGATTAGATCCTCAAAGCTCTCTTCTGTGAGTATGAGATTCAAATTGTATAACCAATTAATAGTAAAATGGCTAAGTAATCCAAGTGAATTTTTAATGGCGACGAGAAAATTGGGAATGATCCTACCAGACACTCTGAGATCACTAAAGGCAAGTCTAGTAAACAGTGCCAGTGAAGCAGCACGTGTACTTTCTGGAATTACTCCATCTACACTTGCAGATATTGGAACGAGAGCGACTCAAAGAGCGATCATGGGAGTAGCAGCCGCTGCACGGGCTGGCGTTTCTCTCGTAAGGGCGCTTAGCCCAGTTGACTGGTTTCTCATAGCAGTTTCAATAATAGGCGCTGTACTAGATGAAGAAAATATAGGATGGTACATGAATTTTGATCAGTACCAAACAGCAGATTTCTTGGCAATACAAAAGACATCCCATGAAAGTTTTATAAAAGAATTGAAAAACATTGCAAACGACGAATCATCACCTCTGCCTTCTTCACCAGACTACTCGAAAGATATTCCATTCATAATTGGACCTCTAGAACCTGTTACTGAGCCTGAGATTAGAGAAAAAATACGTATGCTTTTAACTTTGAATAAGCCTTCAAATGGAGTACTCATATTAGAACCTACACAAAGATCACTGTACGATACATTTAAGGCAACTGAAAACGAGGATCCGTCAATTACGGAAAGAAATAATCCACAACTCATCAAACTCAGAGAAATTCAAAATCGTATGTTAATTTCTCTATTCGGTTCACCTATACCAGTGCCATACTCATTATTGAGTGCCGCAACAAGAATGTTTCAACGCATGCTCAGAAGCGGAGACTATGCGTCTCTGTGTGACATTGTATTGTACTCCATGTGTCTCAGTGCAGGAGGAAATCCACTCGCCACGGGTAAGTGCTCATACAGGACACCAGATCAGTGTCAAACGCCTGACGATAAATATTACAAATTATACGGTGGGACAACAGACAACACCCTTCAGGTGATAGAAGGGCAAAGTGGCGTACCGCCGTTTTGCGTCACCGGTGGAATTTCTCCAAAATCTTCGTGCAGAAACAACTTGAATGCGGAGTTTGACACGGGAAATGATTTTATATATTCCGAGTGGAGATCTCTCGAACACGCAAAGAGATTGTACGTTCGTTATGGTGGGTACGATTACACACAAGATCCTGGTGCACAACTGGCTGGAGGTGTGTGTGTGGCCGCAGATCCTACGATGAGACAAATTTGTGAATCGACAGTCAGAGATAACGCTGTGCCTGGGGCTCGATGGATGGGGCGTGGATATAACAAATACAATAAAGTTACAGGTGAGTGTACAAACGAAAAGAGTTTCTGTGACGCATATGCAGTCCAATACAACTCAGGTCTCCCTCGATCGGAATTAGGAGGAGATGCATGGATAGCATCAAGTGATACACTTCCTTCGTGCCTGAATGAACTCGAAGTACTCGATGCGGCAGTAGGAGGACACACGCTTGTTGCAGGGCTTACGGATGTGGGGAGAGCAGCAGTACCATTTTTTTGTGATTACACTTTACTTGGTTTAATTTTAACCGCGACAGAAACTGGTGCGTGCGGAGATCTCGCTAGAGCGAGAGCACTGGCCCAGGAAAATGCTCGTCAACAAACGATATCCGATTCGAGAACAGAAAATGCACAAATACGAAGATTTTTTGGAAACAGTCCAGATACGAGCTATCTCTCTGATGACGCGCTCACATTCCTGTCATTCAAAATAGACGACACGAGTGGATCAATATACATGGCGTATGCATACGGAAGAGCAAACGGTATCATTTTTATATATAAATTTAATCAGTTTTTTTACAAAGAACAAACAGATCCTATAAGTTTTCAATTTCTTGGACCTGTACAAAATTACAGAAACATAATAGATGTCGACAAAACTGGAAACTTTTATTATGTAGAATGTAATGTGTCTCCAGATGGTACGAAACAGACACAGACAATAAAAAAAAGACGCAGTGACAACTTTGATCTCGAGGAAAATGTATTTTTTACAGAGATTGTATCGACAAAACTTTTAGATTCAACTAAAACATACGAAGAACAAAGGATAATGGGTATTTTCATAGATACGAACGACACGAACAGATTGTACTATACATTCAAGTGTTTTGAAAAGGGAAGTGGTGGTGTCACCAGAAACGTGACAAAATTGTATTATGTAGATTTGGATGAAGGACGATATGCTCAAGAATTTGACAGATTTTCAAACACTGTAGATTTATTCAGTTTAAAACCTGGGTCTTCTGGTGAACCTATATGCTCGTTCGGGGTTGTATCGAGAGGCCAGTACATAGTCACGCTCGACTACAATGAGCCCGGGTACTTTTACGGCGGAGACACGGCGACATATGTTCGAATAAGTATGACTTCTCCTGTGAGCGGATTAGCTGGTGTTGATTACAGATATATGGGATTTACATGCAACAAGGACTTCGTGTACATATCAAACGGTACCACATGTGCAAAAATCAATATAGGAAGCGGTGAACAATTCAGGTGGCTCCCTGCACAGCTCACATATTCTCCAAGGACTTTGATGACTTACCCAGATCCTCGTAGACGTAATAAACCAACGGATCCCGTGATAACATGGGATCCTGTGAAAATACACGTGACGACAGATGATTTTCAAGATGAAGATACGCTACATTCGATATGGAACATAAATCATTATCTGAGAATTGATGAATCTGGATACAAGATAACATCAAATCTGTACTTACCACAATTCGATCTCGTGAGATCCCTCACAACGACGAGAGTTCGACTCGAAATAGACGGAATCAAACTTTTCGATCCCGTCTTTTCAAATTGTTACCCCGCAGAAGGAGTCTCTTACGTCATTTCAGGGCCTGCTCAGGCAACGGATATAAAAGACCTAGTGAGTGCTGTAAAGAGAGTGGGAAGACAGGTGGCTCTACCACTGGCGCCTAACAAGGTTAGTTTTGATCCAGCTCAAACATACACGATACAGATCAAAGTGCGTGGAGATGTAGTTCTCACACTTTCATCGTTTCGGGTGGACACATCTGTATTTGAGATTACAAATCTGGCCACGCTTGAACTCATTCCATCAATAAAGAAAATACGATTCAATCAGGGAGTAACTGGACTTGGAACGAGAACGTTCGTGGTCGAAGCACCTGGGTACAGACCGGGAAAATTCGTTCCTATAATTTACGGCGAGAGTTCGGCGGACTTACCCGCCGCAGATCATTTTCAATTGAATCAACAATATACCGTAAATTTGAGTATACCAAGTCATTGGAGAGCGACGCCAGACGTTCAATTAAAAAGTATCAAAAGTTTCCCATTAAATACAACCGATGTTCTAGGAAGATATAATCAGACATTTAGAGTTCTCTACGGAGAAGAGACCGAACGTGATTCTAATAGTGCTGATTCATCTGTTAACATTACAACCTATCGGCAAAAAGCGGTTATTGTTTATTTTGTAGATTTGCTAGAGATAAACGTTTATCTGTGTTGGGCAAGATGGACCAGCGTCAATTCCAATCGTGTGTACGAGCCTTCGTACACAAGCCAAGAGGGTATCATGTTGTCATTAGATGGGAGTGGATCTGTATCTGGTATGGAAGGAAGTTCGATAATTTCGAACATGCAAGGTGATCAAAGTTCCATGACGTGTGATGTAGACGGTGAACAGGTTACCTTATGGTAAGACTCTTAGTGACTGCGACTCCGTCTTGTGTTGTTGAGTACGCCGTTATGCTAAATACATTGCCTCTTTGTAACACGATACCATCCTTGAGCTGTTGAATCGTGTATGAAGATGTAGTCGTCACCGGAGAAGAAGGTGGAGAAGACGTGTCAGTTGTTGTCACGGTTACCGACACGTTCTTGGTCTCGTCTATTCGAATGAATGAACTTCCTCGTATTGTGACTGTTGCTGAAGAAGGAGACCCAACAAACTCAATCTTGAAACTCCCTGGAGGATCTGTAACTTTTACTGTAGACTTTGCTGTGAACACGTTTGATGTTCCTGAATTCTTAATCGTCAGTTTCTTTGTGGTAAAATAGTAGGCGTCAATTGTATCTTCTGTTTCTGCGTTTGATGTGCAAAAAAACCCAGTGTAATCCCCATTGTATTCTGCTTTTAACTGGGCTTCACACAGGGTTGTTCCCATATCGCTATCGTAATCATCGGTGTCAAACCCTACATTCTCTGTGACTGTCCAGAATTTGGCATTACACTTTTTTTCATTTTTAGAGTCTATGAGTATCTTGTACCCCGTGTACCCGAGCCACGAACCGATTGGAATTCCAACTGCAGCGAGTATTAGACCAGCCGCGCCTGACGAAACCCCTGAAATTCCAATCATAAGAAGTATGAGTGCCCCAAATAGATAAAGGCCAACCTTTTGTTGATTTTCTTGTGTAAGATCCATGAACGTTTTCAGTTCTAGTTTCTTCTTGGGCATCTTCTCCTGATTTTAGTAACTATTTTAAGGAGATCTAGGCATAGGTGATTTCATGACAACCTTGGGTCCCTTGTCATCCTTAGTGCCCTTCTTTATGAAGGCGCGGCCCTTCTTAGGGTCTGAAGGGCCTGTTGGCTGTAGAGTGACTGTGGTTTCCTCGTCTCCAGATATGTAGTAAGCATCGATGTTTCCTGAGGTTGTTGAAGTGTTTGATGAGAGCCACACACCAGCGTATCCACCGTACTGTGCATTCTTCTGAGCCAGACACTCTGTGATGTCCAGCTCAGTATCAGCGTCACTACCCGCGGGGTTTAATACGTTCTCTGTTAGATTGAAAAAGCTTGCATTGCACGTCTTCTGGTTCTTTGGATTAGTTGCTAGAACGTAAGCACCGGCACCGAAACCTAAAAATCCAAGGACAGCAACTCCTGCGCCTGCGCCACCACCGATGGATGCACCTCCTCCCAGAGCGAGGAGTGCAGCAAGTAGCAAAAGTGACACGTAAATTATCGTCTCCGTCTTGAGATTCTTAAGGGTATCCATGTTCAACTTTTTGCGGGCCATTTTATATGTGCCAACTATTTTTTTTTCAGGCACACACAGTAGTGATGAAATGAGAGGTTCGCTGATAATGGTAGTGACCTTAGTTCTCGTGGTATGTTTGTTGTGGTGGTTTATGAGGAAGAAAGAGACATTCAAAGGTGGTGATAAGATCATATGGTCATACTGGAACGAAAATCAATTACCTCAGTTCATACAAAAGTGTGTAGACACATGGCATAAGGAAAATCCTGGGTACACCGTGAACATAGTCACGAACGAAAATCTCGAGAAGTTTGTTGGTCAAGAAGAGGCCGAGGCCATAAAAAACTGGAAGTTTAACGATTCACCTCAGAGAATGTCCGATCTCGTGAGACTCAGTATCCTTCCTGTACACGGAGGAGTGTGGCTCGATGCATCGATCATATGTTACGAGAGTCTGGATTGGACACGTACTGAGGATCCTGGAAAGCCAAAGGTGTACTCGATACCTGAATTGTCAACGCCTGAAGATCCTCTGATAGAAAGCTGGTTCATTTCGTGTCACCCAGGTGATCCGTTCGTTACGGAGTGGAACAAGGAGTTCAGGAGAGTGGCTGACTTTGACACGATCGAAGACTATGTCAAGGATGTAGACGTGAGCATGAAAGGCATAGACTTCCCGAATTATCTCCTGGTGTATGTCTGTGCAAAGAAGGTTTACAAGGACCTGGGGCCCGACTCTGTAAAGATCCTCAATGCATCTGAAGGACCTTATAATTATCACTTACATGGCGGTGTGTCGTCCATGTGTGAAAAGAAACCCACGAGACTCATCAAACTTAGAAAAGAGGACCGGGCGGGTCTCGATGAAAAATTAGAAGCGTGTGCATTCGTCAGATCTCAATCCAGCTGAGCATGCCACCGACCTTTGCATCCGATGTGAACCCGCTCACGACGAGTGAAAAAACGTCACTCGCCAAGTTTGTTCTGCCTATAGTCATATCAATGTCTAAGATAGGAACCTGTATAGTCGTCTTTTGAAAGAGATACCCTGAGAATATTATGATACCACCCGAAACAGCAGTTGCGGATGTATCCACTTCGATAATAGTGGAATTTGAGTGTGGTACCCACGAAGCGTTCGTCAGTGTCGGATTCTGAAACACGTACCATGTAACATTATCGGCCGCAGTCGAGATAATATCTATGAATTTGAGACGAACTATAGAGTCAAACCTTCCAGCCGTCAAACGAATACTTATTATGGGGTAGTTTACACCAGCTGTGTTGAGATTTACCATCGTCGCATTTGTGGTTCCGCGAACCTGTGTGAACAGAGGAAGTCTCTGATCGTACCCACCTTCAGAAATCACAGTCGTACAAATCTGTTTCATGGATCCAGATGTACCCGAAATTTCGTAGCGCACAGGTAAAATAGCCGTTGTCATGTACACCGCATTCACACGATTTGCGTGGTGGAATGCATGCGCAGTTATGAAAACACCGTCGATAACAAATCCGGCGCGCACAGTTCCTACCCCGAGCCATTCTATCTCTAACCAAAAAAGCTGAGATTTTTCAAATTTCAAACCAGGACACTTGTTCGTGTTCCATTGAGTCTGAGGAACCTTTTCTTCGACGCCATTGTTTCGAATCACGAAACTCACAACTCCGTCTGATGCACGCTCGACGTAAACTCCGTTGGAATTGTTAAAGTACCCCACACGTTGAACGCACGCATTCGATGAACTCATAACAAACGAGTTCAAAATCAACAGAGACTTTCCAGGTTGGTACGCAAACACGTTTTTGGTTTCTCGTATGACGTTCGCGGTGCCGGAAAGATTCAACAGAACAGACGATTCAGATTCCAAGTACGTCACAGATCCTGAACCAGAAACGTTACTGTAAAACTTGTTGTTTATGCTGTATCGATTCTGAGAATCAAAGAGTGTGTACGGTCCACTCGTCTTAAGTCTTCCAAACCCATCCAGGAAACCGACCTGACCTCTCTGTGACTGCTGACGATCGTGTGTGTTGGAAATGAGATCCATTTCCTCTCCACCTTACTAATAAGAGACCATGGAAAGAATCCACGAGATTCTTCTTCGAAGAAATTTCCCCCATGTCGCTACAATCACAAACTCCTCAGGTGACATGGAGGAGTTGGACGCTTCTAAACCTCTGAACGTGGACGAGATTGTTCTCGGCCTCGCAGAGCTCAACAGGAGCGGAATCGTCCTTCTCGACATACACGCAGGTGTGAGTCGGGAAGGCGTCACAAAAATTTCAGATGTTTCTAATGCGGGTCTGTTTCTCAAGAATGAATGGATCCTGGAACCAAAAAATTACGAGGACGTGAACCTCCCAGAGGTGACGCCAATTCCTTTCAAAAGCGACGCGTGGGTCCTTGGAGAGTTCATAGTCAGGATCAATACCGGAAAAGACGTTCCCAAAAGATTCCTCAAGTCACAGGCGCTCTTAGACAAGTTCTGCGAAGGAATCTTGACTGATGCTCAAATCCTCAAGAAGTTGCTCGTAATAGATCCGTCTGCACGTAGCTGTTCGTGGGACGTTGTCAAAAATGCACCTGACGGGAATGGATGCACAATGATGTGACGACTCACCGATACATATTTAGAATCTCCTTGACAACTGGACTGCGATACACGTTCGTGAGCTTGACGTGCGCAATCTCATCGCTCGACACAAGACGGTTGAGTAGATCGTCGAGACCCGTGTAAGAATCACCTGTGAGATCGGTCTGATCAGGGTCACCAATCACCACAAGTTTTGACCCGAGTCCGATTCGAGTGAGGAGCATAAGCATCTGTTCCTTGGTCGAATTTTGCATCTCGTCTGCGATGATCCACGACTTGTCAAACGTGCGCCCGCGCATGAATGAGAGAGGACACGACTCAAGCTTCTTTTGATGTGGACCCAGATACTCCAGAGCTGGTTTTATCCACGGATTCATCTTCTCGTCGATATCACCGGGGAGAAACCCGTGAACTTCACCGCTTGGAGAGACTGCTGGTCGAGTGAGCACAAATCGGTCATACATTCCATTGTACAACTGCTTTTGACCCACTTTACACGCGTGCATAGTCTTACCAGTTCCTGAAGGGCCTGTGACAATCACAATACTAGGCCGCGGGCTCTCTAGGAGTTTTATGTAATTGTTCATCCTTTGTTACTATCAGCACAATAATCTTTATACAACAAGCTTCAAAACGTCAAAAACTTTTTGATAATGATTTGCGAGCTTTGTGTCATTCAGTCCAGCTGTGTTTTCTGTAATCTCAAACTCAACTTGGTACACGAGAGGATTTTCGGCATCCTTGTCACAGTTTTCAACTATGGACATGTCTATGGACAACCCCTTGCGAACAAACGATGTGCGTTTCCTCTTTCGTTCGTGAGTAAACATATCCTTTTCAGAATCGTACACGGAAGGATGTTCTAGAGAAGCCGCTATGCGAACGTCGAGCGGTTGATCCTTGAGAATCTGATCCACGTTTCCTAGACTGTGCTTTGTGATGCACGCGACTTGCTCGTCCTTGTCCTCGTCGAATACCACACGGAGTCCCTTTCGCGTCCCATAAAAAATGCTCGCATTCTGAGTGGTTACAGATTCCCACGAGGGGTACTTGGAGAGTCGCCTGTAAAGTTTATCGAAATTGTCCTTGCCTACGTTGGTGTCGAAATAGTTTCCGTGTTGATTCTTTTTACCGAGACGAAACTCAATCTCGAGGTGAGGCTTTTCTAGATGCGGCTTTACAAACTCGATAACAGCGCGTGTGTTCATTACCAATTAAGAATGTGTGTTTTTTAAATACGTAATGAAAGGGCTTGAAAATATAGGAGCCACGTGTTGGTTGAACTCACTCGTTCAATGTCTTCGTGTATGTAAAGATTGGGGTGATGGACCGAGTGATGAATTTCACAAGCTCGTGAGAGGAGACACTGATAACACAACACATTTTTTGAAAGAGCTTCCGATCGAAAACTTCGGGAACACGCCGAGCGATTCGCAAGAGGCTCTTTTGTACATACTCGACAAATTGAACCTCAAAGAGTTCGTGGGAGAGGTCACGCAGACTATCGTTTACCCCGGAGGACGCTCGGTCTCGAAGGAGCCTTGCACTATTTGGTTCCACCAGGAGAAGCCGGACGTGCTCTCAGGATACAGTGACGAATCGGGCAGGACACACAACGTTGCGGTGATCGAACGCAAGCTGACTCGCGTCCCCGATGTGCTCGTGAGCGACACGGTTCGTGAAGAGCTCTTCGGAAAGAAACTTTTAGGTTTTGTGGTCTGGGTCCCATTCGGTCACTACGTTTCGTACGTAAAAGAGGCTGGTGACTGGTGGCTCGTGGACGACGACCACATTAAAAAGGAGAATCCAATTTTGAATAGAAAAGGACTCGCATTCTATGGAGTGGGAAAAACTTACACACAGAGAACACATTTTGAAGAGGCCTGACACATATGTCGGGTCACTTGAGTTTGATCCGGCGCTCAACATGTCACCAGGTATGTACAAGATTATCGATGAGATTCTCGTGAATGCATTCGATGAATACGTCAGGGATCCTGCGAATGCGAATGAGATTCATGTCGTTGCGGGCGCTGATACCGTGCGCGTCTCGAACAACAAGTGTGTACCTGTGATTGTACATCCGAAAGAAAAGGTGTATGTGCCAGAGCTCATTTTTGGTCACTTGCTCACATCGTCAAACTATGACGACTCGAAGGATCGGTACACGGGTGGTCGAAACGGGTACGGTGCGAAGCTCACGAACATATTTTCAAAGCGCTTCACAGTGACTTCGTGCGACCCTGTAAACAAGCTCGAGTACACACAGACATGGAGGGATCACATGAGCGTCTGCGAAAAGCCTGTGATCAAAAAGTACACGAAAAAGACGGGCTGGACGCACATCGAGTTTGAACCAGACGGTGTGTTCGATGTGGACACCGTGAAGCGACGTGTGGTGGAGATTGGACTCTGGGTCCCAAAGGTCAAGTTTAATTCCGAGCTCGTGAATGTTTCCTTTGAGGAATATGCGAAACAGACGACTGGACAGGACTGTCCGACTGGACAGGACTGTCCCCCTTGGGCGCACCATCGTCATGGGAACTGGGAGATTCTTGTGACGAAGTCCCGCGACGGGTTTCAGCACAGGTCGTTTGTGAACGGTGTCGCGACGACCAATGGTGGGACGCATGTGAATCATGTGGTCACAGCGATCGCGAAATTGTTCAAGGACGGCGCTCCGGCGCACCAGCTCAAACAGCACCTGTGGGTCTTTGTGAAGGTTCTTTTGAACAAACCAACCTTCTCTTCACAGGCCAAGACGGAATGTACATCTAAGATTACGGATCCATTAGAATTCAAGCCAGCATTCATCAAGAATGTACTGGCTCTTGGTATTGATGAAATTATCTCAGCTCATAAGCTCAAAAAGTCAGACGGTGTCAAGCGAGCCAAGCTGTCCGGCATTCCAAAGCTTGACGATGCAAACTGGGCAGGCACAGCAAAATCTGAGCTATGTACTTTGATCCTGACGGAGGGGGACTCGGCCAAGGCGCTCGCCGTGGCGGGACTGTCGGTCGTGGGTCGTGACCGATACGGTGTGTTTCCGCTCAAGGGAAAGCCCAAGAACGTTCGAGACTCGTCCGTCAAGCAACTCGAGTCGAACAAGGAGTTTTCAGATCTGAAGAAGATTCTCGGGCTGAAACAGAGTGAGAAGTACGCAAACACGCGTTCGCTTCGGTACGGTCAAGTGATCATCATGACTGATGCTGATCTGGACGGGTCGCACATCAAGGGGCTCGTGCTCAACATGTTTCACGTGTTTTGGCCGAGTTTGCTCGAGCTGGGATACGTAAAGGCGATGGTCACGCCGGTGATCAAGGTGGGTAACAAGTGGTTCTTTACGGAGCACGAGTACAGGACAGCGAGACCACCGGGGATCCCCAAGTACTACAAGGGTCTCGGCACGTCGACATCTGCCGAGGCGAAGGAGTACTTCAAGATGCTGGATCGACTCCTCGTACAGTTCAAGAATGACCCCAAGACTGATGATTCAATGACTCTTGCGTTTGCAAAGGATCGCGCAAACGACCGAAAGGTCTGGCTCAGGACTTATATGGACACTGAAGAAAAACCGAACGTCCCGTACGGACACATCAAGTCCCTGTCCGTGAGCGACTTCATACACAAGGATCAGGTTCGATTCTCCGAGGAGGACATTCGGAGATCGATCCCGAACATCATGGATGGACTCAAGCCGAGTCAGCGCAAGGTGATTCACGCGTGCCTCAAGAAGAACCTCGAGCGTGACATGACCGTGGCACAGCTCGCGGGGTACATCGGAGAGCACACGGCGTACCATCACGGCGAGGCGAGTCTCCAAGGGACGATCGTGGGTCTCGCGCAGGACTTTGTGGGTTCGAACAACATGAATCTGCTCGTGCCTTCGGGTCAGTTTGGATCCAGGCTCGAAGGTGGGAAGGACCATGCGAGCGCGAGGTACATCTCGACGCGTCTGAGCCCGTGTACCAAAAAACTCTTTTGCGAGTCGGACGGTCCCGTGCTCAAATGGCTGACGGATGACGGAAAAACTATCGAACCCGAGTATTTTGTACCGATCCTTCCCATGGTTCTCGTGAACGGGTGCGAGGGTATCGGTACGGGCTATTCGACGTATGTACCTCCTTACAACCCCAAAGATATCAAGGCGAATCTGATTCGACTCTTGGAAAAGAAACCGTTGGTAAAGATGACGCCTTGGTTCCAAGGATTCACTGGTACGGTGACTCGTCGAGACGAAAAGAGCTGGACGTTCGAGGGAACGTGCGAGGGAAATGTCGTGACGGAACTTCCTCCCGGAAAATGGATCCAGGATTACAAAGAGTACCTGGACGGTCTCACTGAGTCTGGTAAGATTCGGGGCTACGAGAACCACTCCACGGAGACGACGCCCAACTTTCTCGTGGATGGTGGCGCAGAATTTGACCCCAAGATCACAGTGACGATACACACATCGAACATGTATCTTTTGACTCCGGCCGGAAACATCAAAAAGTACGAGAGTCCAGAAGAGATTCTCGTCGAGTACGCAAAGGGTCGTCTCGGTCACTACAAGCTCAGGAAGAAGCATCTCGTTGAAAAAATCACAAAAGATCTAGGTCTACTAGACACAAAGGCGAGGTTCATAGAATGTGTTGTCAATGGTCGCATTGAAATTTTTAGAAAGTCAAAGCTTCAGATTCAAGCCTCGATGAAAGCTCACGACATCTCAGAGGAATACTGGAACGAGTGTTTGTCTGTAAAGACGTACCAGTACACTTCCGAGGAGATTGAAAAACTCAACAAGGAGATGATTGAATGCCGAAAGAAACTGGAGACGATTCAGCAGACATCGATCGCGGACATGTGGAAAAATGATCTTCTAGAACTACTCTAGGGAATAATGATCATCGTAGATCACGCGGATGGTGAAAAAAAGGTACTCGTGAGAACCAATCCAATAAAAGCGATTGATCTCAAACCCGACCCAAAGGAAAATTACACAGTCACGTATCAGAGGATAGTTCTCGATGATGGATTTGAGCTTTCTAAAATTAGATCAAATACAGAAGTGGTGATTGATCTCTGGCTCACGAGACCCCCATTTCCTACCGTGAACGTCGCTGCAAATGTAGAGACTGTCGCGATAACAGGCGAGTTTAATCTGAGAGAATTCTCAGAAAATGTAAACTTTGTTGTCCAAACAGATGAGTTCAAACCACCTTCTTTCACGACCGCGACAGTTGCAAAGATGGGTCTCGATGCAATCGGACCACAAGAAGATGTTCTTTATGAAAAGGATACAGACTGGACTCCGAAACTCTACAGACACACAAACTTTTCAGTGGTCCAAAAGGAAATAAATGTGACGACGAGCCCTCCGTATGTCGGAGGCACGCTCACGATACCACTCAATCCGAGAGAACAAGGGGACCTTTTGTCGAACATGTACTTTACGTGTAAACTTCCCCCAAATATAAATTACACACCGAGGGTCGGCCGAGCATTGTTCAAGAAGGTTGAGCTGTGCTTTAACGAGTTTGTGATACAGAGGTATGACGACAACTGGGCTCGAATTCATGATGAACTATTCATGAGCGCGGACGAATCTCTCGTCCTCGATGAGATCCTAGTAGGTCCAAATCTCGTCATTCCATTCAAATTCTTCTTTTGTGAAAAAGATCAGTACCTTCCCCTGTGCGCCCTCACAAACCAGATGATTTACATAAAGATATATTTCAACGATCAACGCTGGTTCACAGACTTTACGGGTGATCTAGACATAACAGAACCAGCGATTCTATTCGACCAAATATTCTTGACGAATGAAGAAAGAACCAGCTACAAGCTCAAGAGTCACCAGATTATCATTCCATATCTGGACAATGAAACACCTCAGCTCTTTAACAAGGGTCAAGTGACGATCAACATGAGCGCAAATTTTAACGTGAGCATGCTCACGTGGTTCATACGAAACCAAAATTACGAGACAGACCCTGTAAATTACGACAAGAGATACTCGTACGGATACGTGTCACCACTGGTGCGTTCTTACACAAGTTTTGTAAATTGGAAGGGCGAGACCGTCTACTATGTACCTGTGATAGACTACGTGGATCTCTTTATAAACAACGTGAACATAATAAAAGGACTCAATGGAGATCTCTACTACACCTACAAACAACCACTCGAGCACGGACTGTCAGTTCCAGACACTACAATTTACACGTACTGCTTCAGCTCAGAGCCAAAGAACCCGATCAAACGAGGTGATTTCGATTTTAGAACACTCGCATCAAAGACGACAAACTTGAAGATTAAATTTTTAGAGAGCTTTGTTCCACAACTGAGTCAGAATTACAATCTGTATCTTTACTATTATGGGTACAGAACCCTTTCAATTGATAGAGGCTTCGGGGTACTTCTTGCTTGATATACTGTATGATTCCATTACGAATACACCACCGAATAAAATTCAACTGTGCGACGGTCGTCGTGAAGCCTTTAAACTGAATCCTCTCTGTTCGACAAAACGGATCAAAAAATTTTTTAGAGTATCCACCTAGACTCGATTTGTAAGCTATGTGAATGTCAACAACGTTTCCGGAAGGCGTCACAAACTTTGTTCTCTTTGTCCTTGCATAGTTTGTAACGAACCATTCGATATTCCTCAAGGACACTCCAGATGTGTGATTAAGAATATCGGAGAGTTCACAAAGGTTTTTTTCATCACCAAAAAAATCATCTAATGATTTGAGGAGCAAGTCTTGTTTGCTCATTTGTATCTCAAAGAATCAGATCCTTAAACTCTTTGTACATTTGTTCGATTCGCATGCAGGACATCCTCTTTGGAATAATGGTGGAAGTGTATGTGTGTGAGCCACTCTCTGTGGTGAAGGTGCTTTTGTGACTCGAACGTCAGGTTTTTGAGTTTTGTGATTTTTGCAGTACCCTTCGTATTTTCCAGGTCTCTGACACCGCTTTCCAGTCTTTGTGATTCCGCAACACATTCCATCCCCGGAAGTTTTTTCTATGATTGCCAGGTCGCTCAGAAGACGCGCGTAAGTAATCTTGTAATTTTTGGAGATGACCTCGAGTACCTTTGTGATGCGCTCATTGACGCGAGCCTCTATCTCAGCCTCGAGTGCTTGTTCGAATGCGGGGGACAATACCATTACTATTAACTATACCCTAGGCCTTATTTGCCGTACACCTTGCGACCCTTGACGCGGACAAACTTTCCGCCCCTGGGTCCCTGGTAAATGACGCGACCCTTGCTGTTGCGGATGCCCGTGTTCAGATTCGTCGTTGCCATGGTCGCATATGCCATCATGAGCTGAGCTCTTGTGGGACGTCCAGTGACGCGTCTCTGTCCAGTGACGCGTCTCTGTCCCTTCATTTTTTAGAAGGAGCGGAGAAAAATTCTGTAATCTTCCGTGACTTTTTTTGGGTCGAAAAAATTTCATTCGGATCCAAAAGAGGCTCGAGCAGATCCTCGACTGGTTTTTT